TGTTGCTGGTAAAGCAAAATGTTGGAACTCATTATATGTACCTGGCTCACCTTCCATTTCTTCTAGCATTTCAACTTGTTTATTGCCACCTGCTTCAGTAACAAATAAACCAATACCCACAGGATTAGAGAAGTGAGCTAAAACACTACCTACATTCATGGTTTCTTTTACGGCAAAAGACGCAAAATCTTTTAAAGAGTAATCCGAAAATGACAATTCTGGATTTTGTTTAGCAAACTTAAGAGCCCTTTCTTCTTGTTCTTTTTTGCTACCTAATGCTACATTGCCCCAAAAACCGGTTACTTCTTCAGCAATAGGAGATTCTTTGTCAAATAGATAAGCCATACCGTTTATAACCCCAGCCATAGAGGTATATTTTGTACCCCAATCTAAAGCCCCTTCAATACCGGTAGCAGCAGTTTGAAATATTTGATTTCCAGATTCAATTATATTACTAATACGGCCCCAGTCTCTATTAAAACTATCTGCGAGATTTTCATAATCATTAAATTTCTCATAAGTTTTAGCTAATTCTGTATTTATATCCGTTTGTCTTTCAGAAAAATATTTAAAATAGTTTAAATTATTATTATACTCTTTTATTAATTCTTCAGGAACAGGCAGGTTATCTTTAGCTAATTGATTAGCTGTTTCACTTATTTTGTCTAATTTAACAAAATTTTGGTATTTAAAATCTTCTAATGCTTCCTCTTTCTTTTGATTTTTTAATATTGTAGCCTCAGCTTTTGCTACTTCATTTTTACTAAACGTTTTTATTATATCTTTATTAGTAGTTCCAGCTTTATAAAGACCCCCTTTAGGAGCATAATTTTGATTTACAAAGTCTTCGTTAGCATCAAACCACTCTTGCTCTTTTTGTATAATAAGGGCTTTTTCGTTATCTTGTTGTCGTAATTTTATAGCTAAATCATAAATACTATTTTCATCAATAACCGGCTCTGGTATTTCATATAAAGGGTATTTTTTATTTTGTATTTTCCATGCTTCTTTTTTCTTTTTTAATTCCTCCTTAGCTTTATCGCTGTATTCTTTATTTATTGACCAATTCTTTTGCCAGCGATCCGGTAAATCAAACTTTCCATCACTAAGAGTACCTAGAGTGGCTGCATCTACAATAGTTCCCGCATATATTGCAGCAGCTCCTTTTACTTTCTCAAAAAACGTATTCCCATTTATTTCGTCTACAGCCTTTTTGCTTTGTTCTTCTTTTTCAGATGGATTTAATCCAATACTACTTATATACTCATTTGCTTTATCAAATACTACTTTATTTTCTGTTAAAAGCTTTTTATTAGTTCTTTTAGCCTCCCTCGCTTTTAATGCAGCCTCGTCTATTTCAAGTTGTTTTTTTTCTTCTTGTAATTTTTTTGCTCTTTCTTTTTTATATTCTTCAGATAATAGCATTTCTTTACCGCTCACCGCAGGTTGTGCAAGTTTTGTACCTACAAATGGATCAGTACTTGGCGTAAATGTTGGTTTAACCTCTTCTATGGTTTCTTTAACAACAGGAGTTTTCTTTTTTTCTGGTGTTGTGGCAGTAGTTTTTTTAGTTGTAGTGTCCACCCCTAAAAGCTCAGCCCCAGACTTTACTTTAGTTGTTTTTGGCTTTGGTTTATACCCATTTTTTTTAACTATAGCATCAAAGGAGGTTTTACCCTCCTTCGCCATTTTAGTAATTTGATCGTATGTAATTATGTTACCTGAACTGTCTATGTATTCAAACATATATCTATTGTTTAATTATTTTTTTACTTTTTTTGCCGCTTTAGTTGAAGCACTTTCTAATGCATCTTTCATTTCCGCATATGTTTTATTTTTAGCTATAAGTGTACCACCTACACTTGTTGAAACATTATAAGTTCCGTCATCATTTATTTCAACAACTCCTGACTGTTTAGTTCCATTAAAATAAACCGGTACTTTATCAATAGACCCATTGCCTAATACGTCTTGTACAGTTGTCCCTGTATTTGCTGCTACATATTGTGTTCCGTTTTTCCCGCTCTTACCTGGCTTTTTTACTACTTTTTTAACAACCTCGGTTTTAACGGAGCCATCGTCGTTTAATATAGGGGTGAATTCATATTGTTTAGTTAATAAATTTTTTTGGATCATGATATGAGCCAATTCAGCCATGTCTGTTTGGTCTTTGGTTACCGTGCTTATATCTCCTTTTTTAAGTTTACCAAATAAATTTTGTATTTTTTTAATTTCTTCTTTATCTGCATCGGTAACATCTTTGTCATCAGCCATTGCCGCAAGCTTAGGTTCAAGTATATTAAAGTATAAGCTTTTTACAGATAATTCATGATCAGCCGTTGATTCAGCAAATATTTCTTTTTGTTTGAATACCCATTCTGGAGTAAAGATTTTAGCCATATCATTTCTTTGAAAAAATGTTCTAGTTGAATTTGTAACAACTCCATTTGTAGTTACAATATCAGTATCTTGATAAGCTTCCCCATTAATTATTTTTCGCCCTTTATATTCTGTACCTTGATCACCTGTAAACTTAAATGATTCATTTAAAACACCTGTAGGCACTAGTTTTCCATCTTTACCTGTTTTTGTTTTTTCCCATATTGTGGCTTGACTTGCATTATAGGCTATACCCTCATCTTCGGTATTAGGCACTTTTAAAATAACACTTGAGCCTTTTGTTTGTATTTGCTTTATAATATTATCTCCAATAGTTAAAGGCGTAGTTTGGCCCTCGATCTCCCAAGACATAGAATTCTCCATTTGTTTAGTTTCATCATTATATATACTTGAAAAACTAGTTTTTTTAAGTTTTGGATTCATACCAGTTGCCGCTTTAAGTGGTTCTATAATCTCAGGTAAATTAAAAAATCTATCTATAGATCCTGCTGTTCCAAAATCTTTTTTATAATCATCTTCAAACCCAGCCCCAACCGACGCAAGTGTTCCAATATAAGCTTCTACTCCACCCGGTGATAACTTCAAAGCATTTAGTTCTGTTTTTTCATCTTGAGTCATGCCTCCTTTTGCTTCTAAAAGCCCTAAATCACTTACTCTAGTAAGATTTTCATTAAATGTTTTTGAAAAGTCTATTTTTGTATTTTTATTTGATACGGCGGCGGCATCTTTTTGATATGCTAAAGCAGTTGCAGCGGCTTCTCTTTTTTCTCTATCCTGTTGTTCTTGTTCTTTTTTTCGCTCTTCGGCATTAGCCTTCATTAGAGCTATATAGTCTGTACTTGTTTTGCTTACTATATTAGTTATATTAGCTGTAAGATCCCTAAAGTGCTGCCCAGTTTGTGTGTCTACGTATCCAGTTGGATTTGCATATTCTCCCATGTTATATTAAAGTATTTGCTATTATTCTTGCCCTTTTTTCCAAGCCGCATAACCTGTGCCAGTTGCCTGTGCAATACTGCCTAATGCACTAATACCCGAGGTTATTGCTCCAGTCTGATCAGCTTGTGCTTGTGCTGCTTGTTGGGCAGCAATACCGGCTAATCCGGCTGTTCTGTCAATTTCTTGTTGTTGTCTGTTTTCAGTAGCACTAAATACAAATTGTTTACCAGCCACTTCAGCATTTTGTACTCTTTCTGCTTCAGATAATTGAATACCTTGTAGTCTTTGAGCCTCTGCCATTTTTGCTTGTTGCATTTGCTGTTGCCCTTCTGCTCTCAATTTTTCATTCTGTGCTTCTTGTTGTTCAATAGAAGCAGATATGCCTTGTTTACTTTTTAATGCTGCTTGGGCTAAAGCGGTTGCTCCACCTGCGCTAGCTCCTGTATCTCTAAGTGTATCTAATGTGTTTGCTAGTGATAAGTCAACTTGTTCTGCCTCAAATTTAGCTGCTTGAGTTGCCACCCCTAAGTTTGCATATGGATTACTTATCATACCAGACAAATCTTTTGCCATATTACTAAGGTTTTTTACATTAGCATATGGATTAATTATGGCTTGTCTGTTTTTTTCTAATTGAGCTAATTTAGCTAATTGTTTTCTTTTTTCTCTTTCAGCTCTTCTTTTTGCCGCGGAAGCAGAAGCAAAACCAAAAACTGAACTGGCTACAGAGAGACCTGCTCCTATAGACCCGGCTACTATCATTGACATAATCTATTCGTTTAAAAGTTTATATTCTTTAAATTCATCGTACGATTTCCACGTAAGTAAATTTTCTAAAGTTTCTATATCTGTTATATTATCAGGGTTAGGATATACATTAACAAAAACACTATCCTCAAGCGCATGTAGAACTCTTTTTGTTCCCATTGGCGCAGTAACATAACAAGGTGCAATATAATGATTAACGCCTTCACTGGTAGCTATTTCGAGTTCACCACTGAGCAAAAACCAAGTATGTGATATCTTATACATTTTCCCAATTACAAAGCCTCCTTTGCGCATAAACATCTCCCTAACATATATACCTTCAGAGAAGGAATGCTTCAACGGGAAAGTGCCATCATCTCCTTTGGCAATACCAGGTAGGTCACTGCTTAATAAAGCTTTTTCAAGGTGATCCACTATATCCATGAAGTCACCATTTATTAATCCTTGTTCTGGCTTTAGTGTTATATCTCTATCCATTAATATGAAGATTCTACATATCCTAACGACACCGCAAATAGTTCATTTCTACTATTAGGTGTTCCAAAAATACTATTATTTATTAACATAGAAACATTTGCATAATATCCTTTAATACCACTAATTGATTGTCCGAATACAACATCACCTGCCCCGGCCGCGGTATTATTTACAATGTTTGCAAAGTATTTATTTTCTTTTTTCTTGAAGTTATTAATGGCTATTTGAGTTTCTAAGTTAGCCAATGTATTTGCTTGAGTACTATAAGCAATATCTACTGCACTATCCGTATCGGTTATTAAGTTTAACGATTGCCAGCCATTTGTTCCTTCGTAGTTTATAGTATTAAATGTTTTGCATCCTGATACTTCTGGATTAAATACAAACGCAATATTAGAATTGTAGACAGTACCATAGAAGCTTCCTCGGTATACATTGTTTACATAATGTCTCCATATGTTACCTTCTTTAAAAGTAAATGTTTCGTTTCTTAAACTTTTAATAACTTCAGGTTTGTATGTATATCTACTAATCCATCCTTTCGTATCCTCATCAAAAGCTAATGTTTCATAACCACTATTAGCCGGGAATTGCATAGATAAGATATATTGCTTATTGTGCATATCCCATCCACCTACTACAAATCCATTATTGCTAACGCTAGATAAATTATCTCTAAAATAATCAAGCATACCATATGCGGATATTTCAGTTATACCATCTTGAGATAATCTTAATACTGCATTCTTTGTTCTATCTGTAAAGTATTTTCGATACCCATACATTGCAAAGCTTTCAGGGTTAGTGCTAATGCCATAATTTCCACCATAAGCTTGTATTTGACCTATAACTTGTGCTGATGACGTAGTCACTGGGCTACCTTCCGCGGAATATATTGCATTTTTATCAATCAACGCCTGACTAACTTTGCCCTCTTGGAATATAATAAGGTTGGTATCTTCTGCATAAAGCTTTTGTATAGACCCATTTGCAGGATCCACAGCTTTTGTTATGTCTACCCCAACCGAAAATTCATTAGTTCTATTAACACCTGTTCTTGAGTTAAATATACCTGAATATATCATAGAATTGGCTAAATGTTGTTGCTTAACAACATCATCTACTATATAAGCTTTCACCCCAAAATCAACAGTAGTATTATTATAACCACCTCTTATCCTAGCCTCTTCAATGTACCAATCTTCGTTTTCTACTTCTGCTGCTGCATAAGCCGCTGGTATATATGTAAAGTTGGATAGTGGCCCAAACGTTAATGTAGTACCTCCTGTTAATATGGCATCTAATGGAGTTGTTAAATAAATTGTATTACCATCTACACTATATACAAAATTTGTTTTAGCATTAACCCCAGATGACCAGGATATTTTTTTGCCTACATTTATTTTAGCGTTAGCTTCTTCTAATGTTATAAATTCATCTCCTATTGCTCCTCCTGATTCGGCTACTTTACTGGTTGTATTAACAACTTCAGTAACTTTTTTCATCTTCTTTAGCCAGAAAGAGTTAAAATATTTTATTTCTAGTGTTGCAGCCATATTTTATAATCACTTGTTTTTTTATATTTTTAATTATCCGTTGTCATAAACAGTATCATAACTCCATGCTCCTAAATATTGTATTAATGGTCTTCCATATACACCAGGAGTGTTCATATTCTCTTTTACGAATCTAACAGAAAACCCGTATGTTTTAACATCGTCTCGATCCCAGTCACTATATAAGGTATCTGACGCTTTACCTACTCTAAAAAACCGATATTTTTTAGTAAAACCTTCATTTTCATAATATGTTGTCCAATAGTTTGCCTCCATATTTCTTCTGCCAAATCCCATTCCTTCTGCCCCTGTTATTCTAAGCCCATTACCTATTGCGGTAAATCCAAGATTGTCATTACTAGCCGGCGTAGTTTCTGTTGGCCAATGTGCTGTGCCTATTTCTCTCCAAAGAAAACTTGAACGGTCTAAATTACCAACAATGCCATATCCAAGATACCCTGCTTTTCTTAAAAGCAAAAATTGATCAAAATCAGGGTCAGATCCATAAGGTATCATCCATCCGTAAGGAGCAAGTCTATTGCTAGGGATATTTACATTATTTGGATCTCTTGTAGTATAAAAATTGTATAATTTACCATATGTTTCTGAATTAGTTAGATCATTATTATAATCACAATATGCTCCGGTTGTTAAATTATTCCACTCGTTATGAGCAGTAACGTTTGGTATAGGGGTGCCATCTCTATATTCAGTACCATTATAATTTTTTGTGGTCCAAACATTACGATATACTTTAGGTGCATTGCCTTCTTTGTATGCAATATTTACATAAGTTGACTCTAAATCAGTAAATAAACCAGCGTCCCAACAAGTTTGAACATTAAATTTAACTTCTGTGCCTTGATTAACGTCTACGTGTACTTTTCCTTTTTCATTTAAATTCATGCAATATAATGGAGTGCTTGAAACTTTTCCAAGTAACAATGAGTCCGCAACACCAACTCCTTTCATATTTTGATCCGTTTGAGTTTGTACAACATAAAATTTATCCGCAACTGGCGGTTGCCATTTTAACAAACACGTTTCATCTCTATATAATTGTCTTATAGAATTACCAAACTTTGTTCTAGCCCATAATTGTCCTGAATTATCTTGTGACTGTTTAATTATAATAATATCATTAACAGCTAATGTATTTCCAGGGGTGGAAGGGTTAAATCTAAATGTTGTATTATTTGTTACCGTTTCTACTCTGCCAATTTCTACAGCGGCGGATGGAGATTTTACTCCCGCGGGCACTTTCCAAACAGTCATACCAGGAGACATATTGTCATTTACATTATATACACGTTGAATATTTGGTGTTTGAATACTGTTAATTAATTGATCATTATAAGGTGCTCCAAGAGCTCCAAAAGTTATTATTTGAGAGCCAGAAGGACCTGCTGTTACAACGGTTGTTTTATACATTGTAGAACTAAATGTTAATCTTGTTCTATTGTCTTGCAAATGGAAAGGTATACTATCTAAATAAGGAGTAGCTCTTTGGTATGAACCATTAATAATGGTATCCAGCATCCCTGTTTTATATTCATACGCCTCGTTTGTTATAGGAGTTGTATCATTAAATATAAACTTTGGAGGATTTGTAGGGGTTATAGTTCCACCCCATGTACCATCATAATAGAAATTAGCATCGTGCACATAAACCATTGCATTGGCTCCTACAGAATCAAGAGGGGCAGTACAACCTGTACTAGTATCAACTAAAACTAAAGTTAAAGCCCATTCATAATCTACGCCGTCTTGTGGAGCAGTTGTTGTAAATGAAGTCATTCTAAACCCTTTTTCGTCTTCAGCACAATCTAATTTTATTGCTAAAAAGTTTTCTCCATATTTTCCTGCTTTTGGTGCTGGATGAGGGTCTACTGGGTAATTGTTAATTATACCAGAGTTAGTTGGATTAGTAGTTATTCCTGATTTATATCTATCAGGGAAATTTGAATTTATAGTACCTGTATCAAAGACATTATTATCATCAATTATCCTACTCCATGTATTTGTATTAGGTTGATTATTAGTTGCTGCTGGGCGTCTCCATAAATAAGCTAATAATGACGCTTCTTGTATAGTTCCATTAGTAGCAGATGTGGTGCCTCCTAAAACTACGGTCCATCGCAATGTTCCTTTTTTAAAACCTACAGTGGCAGGTAATGGTGATGATGGAGTAGGTAAATTTTGTATATTTACGGCTGTTTCAATATTAACAAATCTTTGGTAATTTCGGGTGGTATTTGTGCCAAATTCAAAAGAACCAAGAACAGGAGTTGCAGGCAATTGATCTCTGGCTGTAGTATTTCCTAAAACATTAACAGACGTGTTATTTAATAATGGTTCTTTACCTACATATACTACACCGTATTTAACATTTGTAGTGCTAAAAGGAGCAGTTAGCCCAGTAGGCGTAGTAATTGGACTACAAACTCCACCAGTATTGCTTTGGTTATATAAGAAATTATTTTCTGTAATATAAGGTTTTATTTCACTATTAACAGGAGGAGGTAAAACATTAATGACTACTTTTGCAACGGTATATAAACTTGTGCCTCCTCTAGCATTATCAGTTGGAGTTCCTTCATTAATCCCTGCGGTGGTTGTAGCGTCAGTTAATTTTACTATTATTTCGTATGAGTCATAGTCTTCTAATTGCACTCCATTTGCAACTCTTAATGCTCCTGTTAAATTATTTATTGAAAACTTATTAGAGTCATCAGAAGTTTCTATTTCCCAATATAACTCTTCTTGATTAGCAGAAACGGTATACGCTCCATTAACCCCTGTTAATGTATCTATGTTTATATCACTCGAAGTAATATTATATGTTAGTATGCCCTCGCCGTCTTCTATAATTGGTTGTGCATTACCTAATTGAACCCTATCTACTATTGAAAAAGTGTAATAATTAATAGATCCAGGTATTTGATATTTAAACTCTATAGTAAATGTATATACCTCGTTTAACGGGTCTCCGTAATTAAATACAAATGGGAACGACGGCGCTCCACTTGGTAGTGTTGCTATTCTTATTCTATATTCGCCTGGGTTTAATGATGGATTTGTAATACTATCTTCAAGCACAAATCTATCTGTAACATCCCCAGCTGTAGAAGCAACCGCCATTGTAGCCGTTGTTGATAATACAGGGATATCCTGATTATTCAATGTCGTAAACACATCTGATATATATGGTGAATTTGATGCTCCCGTGTCAGACCCTCCGCCATCATATTGATCTTCATAAAATTCTAATTCTAAAGGAGTAACGCTAACAGGGCCTTCAAAGCCTGTTAAAACATCCCAATTTAGATCAGATATATATCCAGTAGTGGAACTTTCCCAGAATATATCTAATAAAGACTCTTCAGCTTTTGTTTCATATACTGCTAAAAACGGTAACATAACATTGCCGGCTTCAACACCAATTCCTGATTTAGTAGATATTCTACTCATTATAGGATTTGTTTGAAGTTGATAAAAATTAACACCTGCTGTGCCAGATATATTCTCTAATGAATTATCTAAGAAACTAAAGTCAAGAGCATTAGCTATAGACGTAGCTATATCCGCTTTTGTAGTTGGGAAATATTGTTCATTAGTAGAACTATATACAGGGAATGTAATATAAGACTCTGATGGGGTAGGCCCTAATAAAATAGTATTAGGCGGAGCAAAAGTTATTACACCATCACCAGTATCTGGGTCGTATACATTAGATACCACAACTGTATTTGCATACCATTTATTAGGATTAGATAGAGGAGGAGTTCCGGGGATATCATCATTGGCTTCCTTACATTGGATTGAGTCTCCAGGTTTTATTGTTTGCCATGCATCCGATAGTTGACTTGCTGATTTGTATTTTATAGTAGTTGTTACAGAATCATAATCTGGCTGTTCTCCTATTATATTTCCTTTAAATACAGATTTATTTTGTACTCTTCCAAATAAACTTACACTACTTCTGTATTGTTTTTGATCCGGACCTACTTCTGATAAATCTCTAGGTATTTTATTAATGTTATCGTTTATTAAAACAACATGTGCCGTTCTATTTGTTTCCCCAACCGGAAAATTTGTTGTATTTATACCATTTTGATTAGTTGCCAAAGAAGCATTAGCTAATTTTAATGATAGTTTTATGGTTCCAGCAAAATTAGTGTCAGGAGTTATCTCTAAGGTATTTGATGTTATAGCTCTTATATAAGACGAACCAGCCCCAGTAAGATTATCCAACTCTGCATCTCCAAAAGAAATTTTTAAATCAGCCCCTGAAACAGCTCCGGTTATAGTATATTGTACATTGTAGTAACTGCCAGGTATTGCTGAAATTGTTGTAGTTAATGGTAATGAGCTACCTATTATATGTGTATATCCACTTTCAAAACTTGATCCACTCCAATTACCAGTAGCATTACCTACGGTTGCTAATTCAACGCCGTCTGAATTACTATAAGTTAACTGTGAACCATATGTTTGTAATTCTGGATATCCGTTAAGAATACCAGGTAAATATACATTATAATAATTTTGCTCTTGTTGTCTAACAACAACCTTATATGAATACCATCCTATTTCATTTATAATATATGAATATTTAATATCTGGAACTATTGCAGAAAATTCTGGATTGTAATTATACAAATCATTAATAGGCCCATCTGTTGTTATTGTAACAACGCCATCTTCACTCTCGCATGAAATTATTTCTACGTAATCTTTATATTTGCCACGAAGATATTGTCCTACAGAAGGAACAATAACATTATCGGGCCATGTAATAGAATCTAATTCAAATTCGTATACATTACCTGATATATTACTATAATTTATAGCAAATCCCAAAGGACTAATTGGTTCAGCATATAATCCAGATTGCCCAAGCAATGTGCTCTTATTAGAATTTAACGGGGTATTTACCACCATAGATAAAGCATTCCCAAACCACTTTCTAGTACCTGGGAATAATATATCTTCATTATCAATAAATGGTGCATAAACAGTAGATCCTCCAAAAACAGTTTCTCCACTTGTAACAGTAGATAAATCTGCTTCTGATAAAATTACAGATGATTGTCTACCAAATTTATCCGCTAATACGAATCCAACTTGGTATGTTCTATTTTGTTTTAATGTATGATTAGGGTATTCTATAAAATTTGTAAATACATCAGACTTTGGTCTTGCCGCTGTATTATAATTTATAGTATTTTCAAAGAAATATTTATCTCTATAATTACCGTACACAACTCTATTACTAACTGTTTCCTGAGCTCTAGCTCTTACTGGGACTCTATCATATACCCTAACTGTTTGGTCCTCAGGTAGTGTCTTATATGGTTTTTGTGATTGATACTGAAACGTATATATGTTTGTTGTTAAATTGCTAAGAGGCTGTATCTTTACTGTCTCTACAACTTTAACTGCTAATGAGTCAGACTCTTTATATAATATATCTAATTCCGTTATTTTATATGAGTTTGAAACTAAATTTATTTGGTCAGGGAATGGTATTAATAATTCAATGTTATTAGTATTATTTTCCACCCATTTTACAACCGTACTTCTATATGCTTCGTTTTCGTCTCCATTTATAAAATATCCTTTCTGATTAGGTATATATGCTATTTGAGTAAATGGGGCCATTAAAGAATACTCTCCGTCATCAAATTTATATCTGTAACTGAATCTAACATACCTATCCTGCAAGAAATCTGGATCGCCAGGCCAATCAGCTACACCTGAGCGATCACTCATTGTGGAAGCTAAAAAAGTAACTTTGTCGCCGGCTTCAATTAAATCATCGTCAAATGGTCCATCTACTGTATTATATAATGTTACATCATTACCAGTAACATCTACAACAATAGCAAAATCTCCTCCATTAATATTATTTGAAACTAATTGCATGCCTTTAGTTATGCCAGTAGCATCTTCTAAAGACACTACATTGCCTACATTAGGTGCTGATGCAATCTTATTTAGCTTACGATACATCTCTATAGTTTCTACAGGAGCATACTTTGCTACAGATATTTGCACCTCGTTTGTATAATACAATGGGTTACTTATAGCGGATTCAACATTTATTTTTCTTGGTTGGTTTCTATTGTCAGTCCAAAACAATAAATTTTCTAATAGGTTTAACCCTGTTATACTAAATTCAGGATTAGTTGCAAAATTTAAAAATGTTCCAGAAACCAATACCTTATAATCTGATGTAGTAAGATCGAACATAACAATCTTATTAGTATATCCGTCTGGTTGTGGATCCATTATAACCGGTGATGGATCAAAATAGTTGGTTAAAAATTGGTATATACGATTATTTCTTTCATCCATAAACGCCCCTATGCATCTCATAGTCTCGTCCTCTTCAATTGGATACCCATCTGGAATTGCATTACCCCATATTGGTTGTACAGTACCAATATCGCTACTTTCAGATTTACCTACTTGTATATTTAAAGCATCTCTATATTCTCCGTTTGGAATAAGTCTATCATCAAGATCTTTATTCATCTTAGCTGATAGAAAACTATTTTTAACTTCTGCCATTTAATTAGTGTTTAATCCATTTAGACTGACCTCTTAATACCTGTGTTATTTCTTCTAACTTGATATTAGATAATCTTATTTTTGTATTTCTTAATTTTGCTCTTCTTTCTTGTTTTAATCTATTAATTAGATAGTCCGGTTGATTAGCTCTAGTTGAAATAATAGCATGCAATATATGTGCATACATTGCTTCCTCTGCTAATTTAGGAACTTTTGTGTCTAGTTCATAAGCTAATCCGTCTGATATATATTCTAATACAACTACCATACCAACTAAATCGCTAGAAAAAGATATTTTATTTTCTCTTTCATTTATTGTAAATGTACCATTAACATTAGCTAACTGTGGGTCAATTCCATAACGACGGCCATAAAATCCGCCATACCCCCAGTTATATCCATACCAACCATCATTATATCCTAATGTAGAGGCTATATTGTTAAGCCCCCCATGATTTCTAGCTCTTTCCTCTGCTATAGAAGTTCCTTCAATGTTATCATCAAAGTTACTTTGCATAGGTATTCCAAAGTTATCTTGCACGGGTAACTCTGTTGGATTTATTTTAAGCCTTGTTGGATAAATAGGGTGTTTGTTTCCTCCTCTATCAATCCACGACATCTTAACATAGTTTACATAATCTTGTGGTAATGGTATACTTAAATTATGTGGTACACCTAATTCTTGCGATTTAATACTTTTTAATGTATCATAACTAAATTCTTGCAATGCTCTTTTAGCGTGGAATATAACATCTGTTCTTTTAACATCATTTATTAACTTGCCATTACCCACATATGCAACCATAAAGTTATCTATAACATCATTAAGCTTTATATAAGAGTAACTACCGTAATTCTCTTCCACAGTATTACCATATGCATCTTTGTCTCCATATTGGCCTCCATTTTGCATTTTAAGTTGGCAAACAAGTATTTCATCAAGGCCTATTGAGCTATCTAGTGTTATAGTATTTCCTTCTAATGTATAAGGCAATATGTATTCATCGTATGTGAGTCCATCAAAACTGTGGTATAATTTAAAATTATTTAAAGCATAGTTTACATCTGATGGATTATAACTACCTAAAATTAATTGTGTATCAAATGTAAATGTAAATACGGTATCATCTACTCCAAGTTCTTTAACTTGAAAGCCTTGAGAACCAGCGTAATACTGTCTATTAGTTTCGGTGATTAAACCTCCGTTTGGAAATGCCATAGTTTATTTAGCTTTTTTCGTTAATCTTTTCTGATTGAGCTTGTTGAGATGCTACTTGTATAATTTGGGGATCTTTAATAATTATTCCAGAATAAAGTAGTATCTGTGTTATAATATTAACCTGCTCGGTTGGGTGTAATTCAAAATCTACAGATGATGCAGAATTATATATATATTGACCCGTAGTAGTTGATGGTATAAAATTCCATCTTGGGTCTAGTGGTTTTCTTATATAAGATGCCGTTACTTTATCTGTTATAGTTTCTGGATACATATATATCTTAAAATCTTTATAACGATATATTGGGAACTCTTTTGTAGGCTCTGTAAGCTTAGATAATTTAATTTTCAATAGTTCATTAGCCTGAACATATTGGGCTTCTCTATGGTTGTCATATATAACCGTGCCAAGTTTATAAAAATTAAATGGGAATACCTGAACTATTATTGATTGTCCGGCGGTTGGTAATGTAGATAAAGATAAAGTGGTTCCAACAATGCTCCATGTTGCAGAACTTTGAACTGAACCATCAATAAAAACTACTACGGACCCGGAATCTAATGTATCAGGGTCTATTTGTGTTAAAGTATATTGTGTTATATTAGCTACAGCCGTTATAGATTCTACTATAGACGATGTATTAGTATTCGGCACATTAAAATACGGGCCAACATATTCACACTCGCTAAGTTCCTCAAATATAGCTATTTTTTCTTGTAAATTTTTTTGGCGATCAGAATACTCATTGTCATTATCAGGAATCCTTAACTGTTGATTAAGATTCTCAAAGTACGCATTAAATATATCTAGTTGTACTTGGGTTGCGGTTCTATTAAACTCATCTGGAGTCATATAACCACGATTCTCTTTATTAAGTATTAATAATACTGTTTTATATACTGTATCAATATTTACTGCCATATCATATGCTATTATAATATTAAGCGGTCACAATATGCAACCGCTTAGTATTAATTATTACGTGTTATTACATTTTTTTCTCTATTGAGCGATAAATTTCTACACCTTCATCAGTCTTGAAGAATGCAGCCATAGCTGAATATGGATTCTCGTCAAAAGGAACTGTCATAAGCTTTCTATCATTACTTCCCCAGTGGAATGTTCTTTGATCTTGCGACAATCGGATTATACCTTCTTCTGTAGCTTTAATAGCAAAGTTTCTTAATCCAACATTTTCGTCATTTGCAAGTTCAATAAACAAATGAGGGTTCTTTTTAGCAAATAACATTAAATCTCGTTTAAGTTCTTTAGAACTCATCTTACTAACTTTAGACCCCATCTCAACGCGCAATATTGCTTCTGCTTGATCAATATCCATTTCTTTAGCTGCCATTAAAGCATCTAACTCCGCTTCCATTTCCTCAAGATCATCAATCGCATTTGCTTGTTCGTCTAATTCTTTATATACTCTATTTAAGCTTGGGTGATACAAAGATAGTAATTTTTGTAAGTTTTGTTTTTCTTTTGGAACAAATAAAGTCCCATCTTTAAACATTATGTGCCCTAACGTAGCTTGCCCCTTTTGTTCACTTACAAGTGGAGAGTTTTGATTAGTAGCATAACGTAATTCTTTTTGTTCCCCCGTCTCTCTGTCAAACCATAATAACGGACTATGAGCAGTGTGTTTTGATTTCATCATATACGTTAATGGAGCTGGCCCTATTAAATAATAATTTCTATCTTTTACTTCCCACTTAGGTTCCGTTTTCTCTTTTGCTTTTGGTTTTTCAATTACGGGTTCATCAATTGTTTCTTCCACCTCTTTTTCAAAATCATTTAGAGGCTCAATATATTCTTTTTTAACAGCTACTGTTTTAGCTATTGGTTTTTTAGTTGTTGACATGATATAATATAATTTAATAAATTAATTAATTGAAGAGTAAAAATCGCCCCCGTAAATTCAACGAGGGCAATTTCTACACTTTTTGTTATGCTGGATTTGTTGTAGTAGTAAATAATACAAAATTATTTGCTCCTTGAACACATAAACATCTTTCTGATAAGAAGTGAACTTCCATTGCATCTAATGCAGAAGTTTGAGCTCCAACAGATCCTGTAATCCAGTGTTTCATTCTTCTGTCGTCATATTGAGAAGCTCTATATCTTACGTGTAAGAATGGTCTACGGATGTTAGTCCCTAAGATTTCATCATATACTGTAGAAGTACCTGCGGGAACTAATAAACCTGAAATAGAACTATTAGCTAATGCTCCACGAGTAGATGCATCATTCAAATATTTCCAGTCAGTTTTGTAGAAATCATAAGATCCTCTTCTAAATCCAGAGAACCCAAGATTCAATGCCATTTTTTCTGAGTTTTCAAATAAACCGTAAGATGTACCACCAGCTCCGTAAGAGTTCATAGTTGCTAACATATCATCAATCAATAAAGACATTTGACGGTTGTTAAAGATCATGTTCTCTTCAATAGCTCCTTGAGTATCTAAGTTTTTCAAAATAGTATCAAAGTCAGTTAAATCACCAGAAAAATCAGCAACTTGGTTACCTCTTTCTTTAACAGCAGAAAATAAACCTTGTGTACCTTTGATACCTAAATTTGTTACTGCGGTATTAGTAGCAAGTTCCCCCTCTACAACAGCCATTTCTAGGTAATCTTCAAAACGCAAACGCGTTTCAGATTCTGCTTTAAGGAACCAGAAGAAACCATCAGCACCTTCTTCAGTTGTAATTTCTACCCACCCAATCTGAGATGTATCTGAACCGTTAACAACGTATTTAGATTTAATTATAATAGGTGAATTACTATATTGTGTAAATGATGGTTGAACAGATGTTAATGAATCATCATCTGTACCTTTTCTGAACTCAGACCCATATACAAATATTTTAAGATCTACATCATCAAAACCAGTCCATGCTGTTGTAAGATATGGGATAGCCGTTACATCTAATCCATTAACAGCACTTACGTATGCTTTAACTTCTTGCCCAGCGCCATCAATAACAACAATTGTTTGACCAACTGATATTACATTTTCAACGCCAACAGCTGTAGGGATTGTTAAAACGTTAGTAGCTCTCTCAACTCCTGTATAAGCAATATGCAAACGATTTTGTTCTGACCAAACAACTTGATCTGAAGTCATAGGCATTTCTGCTCCAACCATTCTTAAAAATCCAGATAACGTTCTGTTTCCATAACGTTCTACTTCTTGCTCGTAGATTTCTGGTAAATATTGTTGTGCAAAAGTTGAAAAATTTGGATTTGCTGAATCCGTAAAATTTAAATAGTTTGTTTGTAATGTCTGTGGCTTTTGAGAAGGCACAATAGACCCGAAAAACGGGTTTGGGTTAAATGTTGACATAATTTTTTAGTTTAAGTTATTTTTTTAATTCTTAATTTGTTAGAATCCATGCCGTTAATTGCTTTGATTTTTATGCCATTTACAAATAAGCTCTCTGGAGTACTAGTTCGAGGAGTGGTGCTAACATTGTTAGATTTAGCCATTATCTCCTTAATCGCATCCGCCTTACCTTGTTCGTAAATTTGTTTCATAATCGTCTCAGAATTATCGGCAACGTACATAGCTTTATGATACCCTTGAACATCTACAACTTCCCCTTTATCGTTTAAGAACTTCTTAACTAGGTTAGAAATATCTGATTGTTTATCAATAACTGCATTGGTATTTGGTATATTATACCTTAATGTTTTTTCACCTAAATTAAAATCAAAACCTTTGAAATCATTAGTGAATAATTTTTTGGTATCTTCTTTAAATTTACCATGCAATTGCTCTGAACGTTTTTCGTCCTGTTTATATCGGTTGAAAAATTCATTAGCTTCTTGTTGTTCTCTGCTAACTGATGGCCTCAACTTGATTTCATCATAATACTTTGTTTTAACATCCTCCAAGAATCTTTTTGCTTTTTCAGCCTCTTCTTTAAATTCGAGTCTTTTTTTCTTGATGTCTCGATCATCGTCTTCTTCTTCATCGTAACTAAATTTTTCTTCCATGAGAAACTGGATCTCATCGTCGTCTAAATGTGGTCTTGACTTTCTATAATATTCTTTTATTAGCGTTTCGCTTTTTATATTTGAGTAATCTACATTTAATCTAGCATAATCATCTATTGTACCGCCGGTTTCTTTCATAAAAGCAATAAGCTTTTCTATATTTTCTGGTAAAGGTTCTCCTGATGTTTTTGCTTCCGAAACAATTTCATTTAATTCAGCAACCGTTCCAACTTCAGGCTGCGGTGCTGCAATCATTTCAATTATTTCTTTTTCTTTGTTTTCGGTAATGACTTCAACGACTTCGTTTCCTTGGACCACTTCTTGCAATCCCATTTCGGGCTGTTGATTGCCCAACACGCTTTCATTTGTTCCTTGCTCTTGAATGGCATCTTGTTCTTTTTTAGCTTTTAAATTTACTTTTGTTACTCCGTTAGTTTTATCTAACTTCCTAGGGGTTTTAATTTTAAATTCCCCTTCTTGTTTAATTTCTGACATGATATAATATTATAAAATTGTTAATGTAATTTATTCTCCAAATAAATCAAACCCTAAGCCATTCATTACGTCACTACCGGATGATTCAAAATCTTTTGGCATAGATTGGTTTTGTCTTTGATCTATTAATTCACTTTGTTGAGTACCTTGCATTTTTACTCTTTTATCTTTTCGGTCCTCAATTTCTTTTATTTTGTTTTGTTCTTTTGCTAAACTCATTTGAGCAAGTTGAGAGCTATAATTAAATTCTTCTGCCATTAATATTCTTTTAAGTTCCATTTCTGATTGCATTCTTTGGATCTCAAATTGTGATTTAGCTTGCTCTATTTGTATTTGTGTTTGGGCTAAAGCTTCTTGTTTTTGTACTTCAGCCATTGCTGATTTTTCAGCCAACTCAGCATTTGCTTGTGCTTGTGCTTGAATATTTTGTTGCTGTTGCTGTTGCTCTCTAGCTATTTTTTTCTTTCTTTTATATTTAAGAGATTGATTAGCAAGCTTTAAATTTTTTATTTGTCTAATATCAATTGCATCTTCTAAATCTATGCCTCCTGATTGCAGTGCTATTTGTATGTTTTGTTCAAGTTGTGCTTTTTCTTCTTCATCTGGTTCTAATTCTAAATATATACCAAAGTCATGAAGATTTAAATTGGCTATTTCTCTTAGTGTTTGTACGTTAAATGTAGATATACCTTCTGTTAAACTATTTGCTGTTAATGGATAATTTAATGATTCCGCTGCTTTTAAGCATATATTTTCACATAATCTTAATGTTAAATACAAACTTGATTGTACAATGTGTCTTGTAGCTGTATTAGAATTTGCCGCAGCTAATTTTTGTAACCCAACCAAAGCATTTGGATCTGGAGTACTGCCGTCTCTTGCTTCATTCAAGCCCGTAACATCCCGGATCATTTGTAAATAGTATTGATACGTGGCTATAAGAGATTGTATTTTAGCATTACCATTAGACGACTGTAGTTCTTGTATTGGCATTCTAGCTGCATTCTGTCCGCCATCTTGATTCATTGATCTACCAACTATACTACCTGTTTGGAAATACATACTAAGTGCTTCTGCCGCATTATAGTTTGTACCATTACCAAGATCTACTTCCGCTAAACTATCAACATCCACAAATACTCCATCAGGTACAATCTTAGATAATACTTGTTGTAATTTTAAGTGTGTTAATTGAATCATATCAGCAAAACCTATAGTTCGGCTTACAAGTGACTCTATTCTTCCACGGTACATTCTAGGTGCACAGATGGTATAGTTCATTTCAACCTTTGTAGTATCTGCATATGGGCGTGTCATAAACTCACTCATTTCCCATTTTAACATCTTTTCCTTACCTAATATTTTTACCCCAGAGTATAATACTTCTATTGATCTAGATACTCTTTTAAATGTATCGTTTTCAGGCGGGTTAAATCCATCGTCTTTTTCTATAGCTTTTTCTAATCCTGAATCAGTTTGTTTAATTTTAAACACCTGATCCATAAAGGTTTTATACTCAAAATATAATACCTGCACATTACTTGAGTCGTAACTTTGAGCGTAATAGGTATTTCTATAATTAGTGTCTCCTGGGAATTTTTCAATCTCTAAAAGATCTTCTTCTGTTAAACTTGGAAATTGTTTTCTAAGTTCTTCAAAACTAATAGTTTTAACTTCGCCAACATAATATATGTCTTCAAAGTTTGGATCCTCTGTATATGAATATACTAGATTAGCTGGATCAACGTAATCTAATTTAATACCTTCCGCTTTATTCCAACTTGTTTTAGCTGCTCCTATACCTAATACAGTTAAATCGTAATTTATCTTTCTATTAAGTAATTCGTATTTATTTCTAGCTAATGTATTATTTATAACTTCTTCTGCTGCTTCTTCAACAGCTTCTTTATATGTTAGTTGTAAACGCAATGATAATTCATCGGTGTCTTCCGGTAAATCATCTGGATTTGGAGAATTAAATAGGTCTGCACCTAAATTATTTTTTATATCCATAAGCATATCCTTTGCCATCATATCCCTTAATATGCCTGATGCATAATCTGTTTTTTTCTTTACAGAAACAGGGTCTTGAGCATATGCTTTTATTTCGTAACTTTTGCTTGATATTCCATTTACAACAATATCAACAAATTTTGGTAATACGGGTATTGGTTTCCAATCTAAATTTAAATAAGATAAATCACCATTAACTGACAATTCATCTTTATATTTCTGTATAGGCTGTTCTCCTCTAGCATATAATCTTAGTAAGTGAAATTGATTCCAATTAGCGCTCCATCTATCACCGCCTATTCCCCCATTGCGATTACCACGGAACCATTCGTTCTCAATTGCCTTGGCAACAGCTGTTCCATACTCTAAACTGTTCTTTACAGCTGTAGGCACTACTTGACTAGGAAATGTGCTATTATTATTTGTATAAATCATTTATCTTATTATTTGCGAGCTATTACCTGTATTGTTAAATCTTTTAAAGTTTAATGGTACAACTTGTTTTTGTAATGGATTTGATGGATAGTATAAGTGTCTGTTACATGCCATTATAGCTAATCCTGAACTTATCGAGGCATCATGCTTAGTTCTATTATTTATATTAAACCTAGCCCAATCCTCTAACGTTCTTTGAAAGTACATATCGCCATATCCTTCTTCTTTTAACCCAACATAATTTTCTATATACGTTTCAATTGCAGCCGCATGGGCTTGCATTATATCTTGTGATGAATTAGGTATTCCACCAACCTCACGTTCAAATGGGGATAATTTATTATATGTTTTATCCGGTCTATTAATAGAGAAACCTCTATACCCTCTTCTTTTTATATGATATAATAATCTTGGCTTATTATTTTCTGCTAATATAGGCATTCCGTAAAATACTATTGCCATAAGAACTTCTTCAAAAAATATCTCAGATGTTTGTGGTCTAGCTATATACTCTAAGAAAAACCTATTAGGAGGAACATCTTCCATTGAAAATTTAGTTAAACCTGATAATGCTCCATTAGATGCTCTTGAGTCCACTGTTCCAGATATATCATAACTATCACACCCAAATGCCCCGCAATGTTCATTACCCGGGTATTTAAGTCCATCCTTTATTATTACGTTATTTTGTAAATGTTTAGGAGGTATCCATGAAACTAAGAATCTGCCGTCTTTATTAGGGTAGAATATAACCCTAGAATCTAATATACCGTTCTCCCATTGAAAACTACCTCTTGTTAATACATTTGTATTTCTTAGATCTTCATTATAATCTATCTGTTCGTATATCTTTGTAAGATTAAACAACGATTGTTTTGTTTCATCTCTGAATGCGTGTTGTTCCGTTTTAGGAAACTGTCTATAGTATTCGTTTAATCCGTCTGGATCATTCTTTAAACCGTCAACTTCATTTTGCCAATGTTCTAATACTCCATATTCTATAATATTGCCATCAACACCTTTTACCGGTTTTTCTGGAGTGTCGAAGACAGGTATGCCATAAGTATCAATGAATCCCTCGTACGACCATTCCATAGGTATGAACAAACTATATAATCCTGAGCTAGTCTGTCCATTGCGGTTTCTTTTCTTAACATCTGAATCATAGTAGAGTCTTTTAAAATTTTCTCCTCCTTTATCAAGTGCATTTGATGTTGAACCCATCATACACTTACCAATAATTTTACTACCTAATCTTAGACAGGTTTTAGTAACCCTCCAATTATTCAATATATTATCAGGTCTCAACCATTTACCGCTCTCATCATGAACTAGTAATTTAAGTTTTTCACCATCATAAGAGTTATCACCAGTATTCTTCCAATCTATTGTTGTATCAAGTCCTTCAAGTTCTTCGGGATTTTCTTGACTATCTAATTTTCTTCTTGTAAACTTTGAAGCAGGAACTCTATAAGCAAGTTCTGTTTTTGGTCTATCCATACCGTCTTGTATGGGTTTAAAGAAGAAAGGATAGTTAATTGAAATTGGAACAACTTTGTCTGTGAACATCGTTTTAGCATCTGCTCCTGATTTTGATAATATACCAAACCTAGAATCGCTTGATATAGTAGCTTGATTTACAATTTCAGAAGATGACATAAAAGAAAACCCGGAACGTCTATTCTTTAAATAACACATTCCATAACATCTTGAATCTGCTTTGCAAGCTTCCCAAAATATAAAAAATAATCTATTTGATTCTCTAAAGTCAGGGGCACCAACATCAATCTTACTCCATTGCAAGTACATATAATGTGTACCGGTTATATATGTAGGAACTCCATTATTATAAAATGAAAAACCTTCTTCTCTGCGTTTGAATTCGTTGTCTACATAGTCATACCATTTTTCCTTGAAGTGATCTGGATATTTATTCCAATCAAATACACTTTTTATTTTTTCAAGTTCTTTTGGTATTTTTAATTGCTCCCAGTGTTGCTCTTCTTTCTTTGGAGTTCTTTTGAAAGAATCCTCAATTAAAGGCAATGCAATCCTTAAATTTTGTATCTCGTATATTTCACCAATCTTACCCGTTTTGCTTATAATAACTAAGTCGTACTCTTTATTATAACCGTACTTCCATTTATTATATCGGTTTTGTTGTTTAATCACGGAAGGTTTTACGTAGTCAGGTAGTATCCTATAAAGCGTTTGTTCGTACATTATTTAGACCTCCCTTCTGCAAATCCTTTAAAAGTCTTTATTGTAGGATCTTTATCTTCTTCTTCTAGCATACGAGTTTCATCCTGTATTCTACTTAGAATTTCAAAAGCATCAAATATAGCTAATTTTTTTGTTGCAGCTGCATTCTTTAATTTATCTGCGGATAAATCATCATCCCCATTATCTAATATAGCTTCCTCTGCAACTTTAATTAACTCAAGAACTGCTTTGTGCCCAGCTTGGATTATATTCTGCTTCGTTTCCTTTATATTCATATTTAATTACAATATCATTTGATTTCATACAATATAATCTTTCGCTGTCAACTATAAAGTCATATTCGCCATAAGGTTTATACCCCACTAGGTCCCCACGATTGATTTTAAGCTCGTTTAATGAGCTATTGTCATATTTTAGTATTCCAATAAGCCTTTGTTCTTTATCTAGTTTAAAATGGTCTATATTCTTTAACGGTTTTACAAAGCACCTGTCGCCAACAGTATTCCATTTGCCATCTTGCTTATATAAATATATTTGATCCAACTCGCAAAAGTATAAATCTTCCATAAGATATGCGCGACTATTCTTTTGCTTTCCTCTAATATCATAAAATCTTCTAAATACATTATGATGTATAATTACTAAATCACCAACTTTTATATCAGTATTTTCTATTGCTAATGGAATAGCTACAACCTCAGCTAGATTATTTACAGATTTAAAACTTTCAATCGATGTATTGATAATTAATTCTTTATCCCCGACGGAAACCTTATTATCGTATCTGTCCCCAACTGGTCTCACTAAATAATTAAATACACTTCTCATTAGTATTCTAAATCATATTCAATTGCAACAGCCATATTAACATTAAACTTTTTCCATGGCATTACCTCATCATTCTTCTTTATATGTATATTGTAAGAACTGTCCGCGATATCAAATAGTATATGGGAAATCTCATGCCCCCCATATACCATTTGTCCTACTGAATAATGCATTGCATTATCCTTATAATCTGTTCCAATACTTATTTTTCTTATAACTTGGTCCACAATTATTCATCTTTTTTCTCGATTTCGGTATATGAACCGTCTTCAAGATTAATATTTATAGCACCATATTCTTTTTCAAGTTCAGCTTTAGTCTCTTCAATTTCTTTATTAACCTCAGCAATCTGATGTAATAACGCGTGTTTTTGAGATTCTAAAATTCCAATATTGGACAGCATCATATTTAATGCTTTCTGCTGATCTGTAATTTTGTCTAATTGTTCTTTTGTGATTTTGTTTGTGTTTTCCATTTAATTTAATTTAATTATTTATGATAGTGTTAATAAGTATTTTAATTTTGCTGTTTCTCCAGATAATGATTGCGCAAGGTTAGATATATCTCCAAATTTTGCGGAATCGCCATATGCTTCTAATTCTTTTGAAAATTTCATTACTTCATCTGCAATTGTCATTGTATCTGCTTTTGGAGAAATAGGATCTATTTTTAATGATTGTATTTTTTTTCCTGTATAACCCATTAATTTTTCGATCACGTCGTCTTTAAAGTCTTGTAAGAATTCATAAAATGATCCAGTAGCTTTATGTTCTGCAAAACTTCTTGTCTCCCAATGAATCATATGAATTTGCTCATGGAAGAATGCTAATTTACCCGCAATTTCTTCTGTTGTCATTTGATTTTATTTTTAAATATTCTATTATATATTGTTTGTTTTTTTATAGGTATCTCTAATACTGTATTGCCTGGATAACTATAATCTTTACCTGGATGCATTATTTTTGAATTACCTTTATTATCAATACCTAAAACGGGAAACTCCACATTTTTCATAGTGATTTCCCCGCTAGGTATTATATTATAAGGTCTATCTTTATCGGGACTATTTTTTTTATAACCTTTTACAGATAGATTTTTCATTTAGTATTTCTTCATTTTAGCAGGAGCAGTCTTTTTTGAGGTTTTACCCATAGGCCTTAGTTGTTGCGTTGGAGATTGGCCTGTTCTTGGATTCCTTGTAACATTTCCTAATCTTGTGGCTGCTCCTAATACAGTTGGATTAGAAAAAGTTGAAGTAGGACCTTGCATTGCATTGTAAGTATTCTCATTTTTTGTTCTCCTAGCATTTACTTCCTTTACTTTTTTCTCACTTTGTGATACAAAATCGGTTGTGGCCTTCATGCCAGTTTTCCCTCTAAATATACGTTGTTCTTTACCGTCCGCACCATATCCATAAACTTCTGTATAATTATCTGGAGTGGAAGCGTATCTACGATTAAATGGCTTAGCTGTTGCTTGTAAATTGTTATTAATTGAAACTCCGGATTCCTCTCCAAATTTAGAACCTTGCGTAGTAAGGTTTCTTTGCCCTCTTGTTACACGTTGATTATATTTACCAGTTATTTCTACTCCAGCTGGTAATGCTTGTTTCACGGGAGAAACTTTTTTTGCAACCATTTTTTTTGCTGCCATTTTATTTGTTGCCATTTTTTTTGTTTGTTTAGTTTTTATTATTTACTCTTGTATATATTAGCACACCTGGGTATTCGCTATTAACATCTAAAGCCATTGTATTTTCATTTATAATGGTAAATGTTGATGTTGATTCAAAGTTTAATTTTCCAAATACAGTTTTTAAATAAAATGTATTATCTATTATTTTGTACTCTAAAATAGTTAAAGGATCCCCTGTATAAGATGAGACCTCTGTTATTGTTAATTTGTTATTAGCTGAAACATTAAACCATATTTCAGTACCTTCTCCTTTGGAAGTCCATTGGCCCTTTAAGAACTGGTTGCTCATTTTTTGAGCATTAGCAAAAGAGAACATAAAAAATAAACCTAATAATAAAAATAATTTTTTCATAATATATTTGATTAAAGTTATATATTATTATTATTACGCGTATTTATTGCTTTTTATAAGCCTCTTTCTCCCAAGGAAGATTTTTAGCCCCTTCTTTCATTTTAGAACGAGCATACTTTTTGCCTTTCCAAATAACGTGAGAATCTGTGTAATCCAAATCCCCTCGTTTTATTTGATCAATATGAACCATCTCATGCTCTATCGTTTTATTTTTTTTTAACTCTAAAGGTGATGCATTCTGATTAATAAGTATTGTACCATTTGATTGCGCCATACCAAGAATATTGTCCTCCATATCTGTACTATAAATCGGAGTATTATTTAAAGTATACGGAGGACCTTTCATTATAAATGCCATATTAGCATTTTTTCATTTTAGCCGGAGATTTCATTTTAGCAGGAGGAGTTCTTTTAACTTTCCCGTATTCTTTTTTTTGCTCAGCTTTTGATTCAACTTTTTCGTGTTTTTTCATTGCTGCTTTAGAAGCATACTTTTCTCCGGTCTTTTTTTCTACTATTTTTTTCATATTTATATTATTTATTAATTATATACTCTTATTTCTATTCTATTTTTTTGTAATATACTATCTGTTTGGACACCTTTACTTGTATATATAGTAATTTTATTAATATCATTTAAAGTAGTGTTTGCAATTAAAGCTAATCCTTGTGCATTTCCATCTTGTCCATAAGCATCAATATCTATAATTGTTTTGTCTATAGTAAATAAATTATTTGAGTTAGCTGAATATTGTCCAATATCATTGTATTCAAACCAAATATTCCCAATAGTATTCTCTAATACTGTTGCTACTGGAGCTCCTTCATTGTAATTTAATGCGGCGGCACCCCAATTATTAGGTGTTGTTCCTGTTGCAATAAAATAAGTATTTATATTATTATTAGGCGCTCCTACATTTGTAAAATCAAACTCACCAGTACTACCTGTTTTTATTTGATAAGTCACACCTATTGTTAAAGGATTATCTTCTAAAACCCCTCCACCATCTCCTCCACTCTGTGTTAATAAAGCTGTATACACTTTATAAGGGCGTATACTATCAGTAATATCCTGCATTGAGACCGGTTGAGTTTCACGATTTATTCTTGCTGATCTTCTCTCCCTTAAATTTACTGTAGGATTAATCCCTATAAAACGGGTATCATTAGGTACTTGTGCCATATTATTTTTTTTTAGTTTTAGCTTTTATTTTTTTTGCTTCTGAAAGCATTGCTTTGGTTGGTTTTTTACCACTGCCTTTGTTTTCTCTAATGTTATCCCAAAGCCCACGTCTTGACGTAGACCCATCTTTTCTTTTTAACAGTTCCATTTGTCTAATGCTAATTTTTTTCTTGTTGGTTCACCATTTGGTTTTTTCATAGGCCCTGGCATACCGGACATTCTAGCACAAAAAGATTTACGTCTTTTAGCGTCTTTACTACCTGCCTTTAATTTAGAAGGTTTTGTAGTAACCGCTGTTTGCAATTTACTACCTGGATTTTCTTTTCTATATGAAGCTACTCCTTTAGCGTTTAAACCGCCTTTAGGATCTTTGCCCTCTTTACGAGTCCATGCTGCCGTCTTTGCCATCTTTATTGCTTTTTAAATGAATCCATTTGTGTAATGTGTAACCTATAGATACCAAAAGTAAGGCTATCTTTAAGTACGTTTCTATATTAGTCATACTAAGCATTAACGCTCCAGTATTTAATAGGTATATCCTTGTATCTGTAACGTTCACTTTATCGCATTTTAGCACGTTGCGTAATAGGCATACTAAGATGAGGCTCACAGTTGCAATCTCTTTTTAGTTTTATGCCATTCTTTCCATTGCTAGCCCCTGGTTTCATTGGATATCCTGCTGTATCTAATGGCCCATCCCATAAGTGATTTAAACCTGATGTTTTAGGTTTTTCTACTTTTAATAAATGCGGATCGTTAATATCTGAAGTATACATCATATATTTATTTATAAGGTTGATAAATTATAATTTGGAACAACCGGGTTTTTAACGGCTGTTGGTGGGGGTTGAGGCATGGACCTATCAAACGATCCTTGCATTGGCATACCATACATATTAATCATTGATTGTTGGTCTCCAGGCGAAAACGGAACCGGGGCCCCTGTTGTTTTGACTCCTGGATTAAATAGTCTAGGATCCACAGTAGCAGATACAGGTTGTGCTGGTGTTTGTAGATTTGTAACTCCTGTATTATTCATAATTGGTATTTTTATTTGCGTTATTTATAGACTTAATTAATACTGTGTCAGTATAAGTTTTACCTCTCATTATTTTATTACTTCTTGGGCTTGTTGGTATTTCTTCTTCTCCAATCATTATTCGATACATGCGATTTATCAGCATCCTACACTTAAAAGAAACTTTATATATATTGTATTTTTGGGTTGTATGATTTCTATTTCTCCACACAACTATCCATCCTTCTTTTAATAAATTATTCCAACGTTTATTATCCCAACTATAAGCATATGTACCTATCTTGTAATCTTGCTTTGTGAAAAAATCCATACAATCAAAATAGATCAATAACTCTAAATCAGCATCGGTTAAATCATTATTCCTGCATGCCCACCTGCGAATTATCCTATAATGCTTTAATATATTGTTATTTCTGAGATCGTTAAATTCTAAACGTTTCATAGTTTAACAACAATATCATCTATCTTTATTAACCTGTAATCTTTATCTATCCCTTCAAGCATATGACCAGCAACCATATCGTATAATATCTTAGTTCCCGGCTCTAAACCTAATATAGGCATACCTATTGATATAATTTCTGCTTCTCTATATCTTATGTCTTCTCTAGTTTTATTATCCATTAGAAGACCTTTTTCACTTTTGCTTAAAATATCTTTTTTAGGCAAAACTATTACGTACTTACCTATTGCTTCCATCAATTCTTAAATTATTGATTACACAATCTGTTGACAATATAGTGATAGCTACAGATGCCGCATTTCTTAATGCGCTTTTAGTAACAAGTAATGGATCAATTATGCCGGCTTCTATCATATTAACAGTTTCACCTGTTACAACATTTAAACCGTATCCTACTTTTGATATTGCTTCTAAAGGTGCATTATCTATACCTGCATTATCTAATATAGTATTAAATGGTGCTCTAATAGAATCTAATAATATTTCTTCTCCAAGTGAGAAGGCATCTATATTGTGAGAAGCGTTTAATAAAGCAATTCCACCTCCTGGCACAATACCTTCTTTAATAGCCGCTTTGGTTGCACATATTGCATCTTCAACTCTATCAGCTTTTTCTCTAAGCTCTATATCTGAATTAGCCCCTACTTTTATTACAGCAATTTTAGCGGATAGCCTAGCCAACCTTTTTTCTAGTCGAATTACTTCGTTAGGTTTTTTAGCTTTTGATATATCCTTTTTAATATTTAGGATAATATTATCCACCTCTTCTGTTTGTTTATTAATCTTTAGTATTGTTTCTTGATCGTATGTTATACTTTTTATACAATTACCTAAATGTTCTGGTTGTATTAAATCCATATCATCACCAAGATCTTCATTTATAACTGTGGCTCCTGTTAATAAAGCTAAGTCATATATTGTATCTTTTTTATTAACGCCATATGTTGGTGCGTTTATAACATTAACCTTTAGATTGCCTTTAACCTTATTCATGGCTAATGCAGCTATAACAGGTTGATCTAAATCTGCAATAATCAACAATGCTCTTTTCTGTTCGATTGCATATTCTAATACAGATCTTATTTGTCTTATATTAGTTATAGGTGATTCAATTATTAAAACTAATGGATTATCTAATTCAGCAGCTTTAATTTCAGGATTTGTAACGAAATGTGCATTAACTAATCCTTTATCATATTGAACCCCTTCTACTATTTCTACTTCTGTATCTGATAACGCTGAGTGTTCTAACATAACAACACCGGTATTTCCAACAGCTCTAAAGGCATCTCCTATTATTTTGCCTAAGTATGGATCATTGTTAGCAGATATTGTTGCAATCTGATCCAACATATTATCATCAACAGTTATACTTGTCTTTTCTAAATAATCTATTACTTTATTTACTGCTGAGGTTATGCCTTCTTTTATTTTTCTTTCATTTGGATTTTCAACCATATGAGCATTCTTTAAAATAGAATGTGCTAATATTGTAGCAGTTGTGGTTCCGTCTCCAGCTTCTTTAACAGTCTTGCGCGCGGCTTCTTTTAAAAGTCTAGCACCCATGTTTTCTATAGGGTCTAATAGTATAATACTATCTGCTACTGTTACCCCATCTTTTGTAATAACTGGATTACCAGAACTATCCTCAAGCATCACGCATTTACCACTAGCCCCTAATGTAGAACTAACGGCTTTAGTTAGTTTTGTTATCCCCTCGAATACTTTATCCCTAGCTTCATTTCCAAAGCTAAGATTCTTTACAATTGCATCTGTCATGTTGTATTTAATTTGATTTAATTTTATAACAGTATTATTACGTGATTTTTGCGGTTTTTAGTTATCCTTGTCCTCTAGATAACTTCTTGTAATTTTTAGATGTTTTTAAATTGGATGTTTTTGATTTAGCATGAATACCTGGTCTTGCAATATTCCTTACAACACGTTTAACAGTCGCGATTTGTTTTGCCATAATAAATATATAATTAATATTAATAATATCCACCAAAAGAAAGTCCAATAATTTTGTTCTTTATCAATTATTTTTGTTTTGTCAACTTGGTGTTCTTTTGTTTTTACTTTAGATGTTGCTGTGGAATCAATACGCTTAATATTAACCTCTTTTTTGGTATTTGTATATAATGTATTAGATTTATTTTTTTTAATCTTTAAAACAACATTTTTATAACTTTTACCATCAACTATAATTGTTTTACTTGAATCTATAGGTGTTATAACAATTTCACTACTATCTGTATCTATAGTTACTTTTGTAGAATCTGTTTTATTCACAGTATCTATTTTTGTAACTGCTACTTTTGTTTCTGCAATACTATCTTTCTTTATATCAGTTTTATCAACTAATACTTTTCTTGAAGAGCATGATGTTAAAAACACCATTATTATAAATATAATTTTTTTCATTTTTTTAAATTTAATCTTTAACTTGAAAATGCATCCAGTCGTAATTTTTTTCTCTACCTAAACTTTCAAACCCATGTTTGTAAAATATGTCGATCATCGGTTTATATTCCATACGCGCAAATCTTGCGGTCTTTGAGGTTTCTTTTAATAAATTCCTACTTGGATTTAAATCAATAGCGCACCCCCAACTATGTACACTTAACTGAGTGCCTCCGCGCATTAAACGATAATTAAAACACCCACCATAATCATCAATCTTTAAATCGCTAATTGCATCCTGCCCATAGAATTCTAATATATCATTAAAGATTGCAAGTAGTTTGTCTGCAACTAATTTATGGCAACGGATTTTATTTACTTTTTTACCGTCATAATACATTGGGTAAGGCAAAGTTATTGGTACAATATATCCTTTCCCGTCTTTATTTGGGGTACCGTATTTAGCTATAAGTTCCTCCTGAGTTATCATTGTTATTGTTTTTTATTTTAGAATATACCGTAACTGAGTCTAATATTGTTTGACTGCTTAAATATGTTATTGCAATTAATGTCCAGTCTGACGACTCTAAATCTGCAAACATTAATAAACCACTAGCTATTAAGAAAACAAATAACTTTCTACTTATCCATTTATTTATTAATGTGTCTAAATTTTTTCTACTCATTTTTTTAAATATTATAACTTGCTATTTGTCCTCCTGTTGTTGCTACTGTACTTGCGTTTTGTAATCTGTCTCCAATACTATTAGCAGTGAAACCACTTGATATTAAATAGTTCCAAAACTGCGCAGGCGTCATTAGTAAAGTTCCCACTGTAGCATCTGTTCCAACACCTTGTAATACATTAGAAGGAGATGGCACAATCAACGTTCCTGTAAGTTCACTTGAAGCCCCATAAACAGTTCCAAGCCTTACGTTATTTGTTGCAGGGTTTCCTAAAGCCACACCTGCTGCATACAATGTTCTATTACCACCTGTACTTATTTGAAATAACCAACTTGATGTGTTTGTATCAATAGTAACTCTTGGAGCAACTACTGCCATATTATTAGTTGAATTAATTACATTGCCACTTACTTTTACATAAGTGCCTGATGAATATCCACTTGTTAAAGCAAATGAAGAATATATTGCAGGAGATCCTGTTCCTGCTGTTATTATTCCTGTTACTGAAATTGTTGCTGCTGCTGTTACATTAAATATTGCAGGCTGAACTATTGATCCATTTACGTTCCCTATTTGAGTATAAGTAACTGCACCATTCAAATAAACCGCTGATGTTGTATTAGCAGTAGTATTTCCTGTAATATTTAAAGTTCCCGCACTTACATTGATAGGGGCTGATGCTAGAGCGGTGCTAATTGATGCTGTAATATTACCTGTTATATTTATAACTCCAACAGTAGACATAAATATAGTGTTAACACTACCTAAACTTCCGATATATGTAGATGAAATATCTCCAACAATATTAAGAGTACCTGTTGAGGTTACTGATAAAATACTTCTAGCACCTGTGCCATCTATACTATAGTTACCATTGCAATTTAAAGTACCACTACCTGATAATCTAATTGCAATATAAGATGTAGTAGCAGTCATTGTCAATACACTACCATTAAAAGTAGCAGTGTTTGGACTTGCTAAAGTCATCTCTAAAGTTGGTGTAGTTGAACCTACATAAATAGCTTGAGCAGCAGTACAAGTTAAATTCCCACCATTAGCATATATAAACTGACCACCTGCCGCAATAACAGGAGAAGCATTAGACGTATTTCTAATTGATAAAACTGTAAAAGTTCCATTTATAGTAACAGTAAAACCATTAGCATATACGTCATCAGTACTTGTTGGTAGTGTACCACCGTTCCAAGTTGCTGTGTTACTCCAATTACCTGTTGCTACTGCATATCTTACTGCCATAATTAAAGATTTTTTTCATTGATAAATGTCTGCAATGCACCCATAATTGTTGATGCTGCATTTATAGCATCTGCATCTCCACTTTCAAAAACATCCATGTAAGTTATAGGAATAGAATTGTCAGGAAGACTTACTGAGCTTCCATCTTCTAAAACTCTATAAGGTGTTAACCTCATAGCTACACTACCGCCTATATCAGTTGGTTTAACTAATGGGGATATTGCTAAATTAACCATAAAATATGGGTAAACATTCCCATCTACTTCTATTGGATTTGTACTTGTGATTGGCATAATTTTATGTATATATTGTTGTTTCTCTATCTGTCCATTTAACATTTATTGCACTTGCAGTTGTAACTGCTCCTGCTAATGTTATTGTTAATCTTGTTATTGTCCATACTGATGCACTTTCTAAACTATCTGCAGGAGCAATTCCACAATAATTAATACTGTTATTTGTTGAATTATTTGCGTTTCTTCTTTCTGCTGCTACGGCTAAAACATTCTTATGCTCCCACAACTGGGTTGTAGAGTTGTAGAATATACCATCGTTATTATTTGGATTAAGAGCATCTACATTATGAAGTTCTTGGAGCTCATACCCGTTTTGCACCCTTACATATATTCTACCTGCCGCACCATTACTTGCTGTTGTAACAACCCCAAGATAAACTAAGTGGTTAGGAGCATAAGGTTTAATATTTGTAATTGTTCCTGCTGTTGCACCAAGATATACAGGATCACCATCTGCCCAAGTTGATGTTGGAAGGATACTTAATCCATCTAACAAACCTTGAATCATTATCAGACCCTTCTGATTAGTTGCAATAGAGGTAGATAATACTAATCCAACTGTCTGAGCAGAAGTTGCATCTCCTGTATTATAAGCTCTCTTTACAGTCATTCTATCTCCTGTGCCTCCAAAAGCATACACAGGCATTCCTTTTGTTAAAGTAACAGAATCTGCATTTGTAACATAAGCAAATAAACTATTAGGAGCAGTTCCAATAACTTGAAATCTATTTGTTGTTGAATTATATACACAAAGCATTTCACCTCCTGAAATAATATCACCACCAATTAAAACTCCATCATTATTTCTATATAACGGTATTGCTCCTAAAGAATTTATATTTAATGTAGCACTTGAAGTATTACCATTAGTAAATCTAATCAAGTAGGCATCAGCATCATTATATGCAGTAACTCCTGAAACTGTTGCAGTATATGTATCAGTTCCTGACGCAGTTGCATGAGGTATTCCACTTGTAGTTGGTATATCAGAAAGTAATGCTATTGTGCCGCTTGCATTTTGTAGTGTTTGAGTATTTGTTCCTGAAATAGTAGCAGGTGATTTTAAATATAAAATGTTTGCCCCATTTTGAAATGTAAGATCATCGTCTACTGATATTTTAGTAATTTTACCTGTAGTAATATTATTAAAATTAGCAAAAGACAATGTTAAGGCAGAATAATATGGACTTAACCCAGGATTTGTAATAGATATTGCGTTTGTACTAGTATTACCTGCGGTTGTAACTTGTTGTAAAGTTGGAACAGTAACACTTGGAAATGTAGCTAATGTACCATCTCCTCTAATGTATTGTGATATTGTACCTGTAGGTATAGGATAGTATGTAGATGCTGCGTCAGTTATTGTTAAATATGTGTTTGTATCTAAAGCAAATGTTCCTGCGGCAGTCATCTTTACAAATGGAGTACCTGACACCCATATAGGATAATTTAATGCCCCCCATGTGCCAACTGTTGGTATATTGGAAGTTAAAGCTAAAGTACCAGAAGCATTAGGCAACTGCCAAGACCATGAGCCCGTTACTAGATCTGATCTTAAATTTCCATAACCAACTGAAGTTTGGAACACTATACTTCCATCATTAAGAAGTTGAGTATACAGGTCTGTTCCATTACCTACGAATAACCCGGCGTAAGGCACATACTGGAAATTATTAATTCCATCGTAAGAATCCGAAATATATATCCCATAACCATCCGAACTAAAGTTGCCTGAGGTTATACCCCCCACTGTTATTGAATTAGTAGTTATACTACCTTCGTCAGTTACTTCTTGAAGTGTTGGGATTGTAACCACCGGCACATCTGATAATAAAGCAACTGTACCAGACTTATCAGGGAAATCCCATATTTGATTAGCCGTTATATTACTTACTTCAAATGAACCTCTATACCCGGATGCCGAGAATGAACTAAACATATCTCTCTGCGCTCTGAATACTTCGCCATGCGTAACAGTATTAAAAGAAAACCTATTCTGATTTAATGCGATATTACCATAGTTCGCTACAGGCGTATCATATAAATATAACTCCCCTATTTTAGCATCTAATAACGATGTATTCCCAACTAGTAATACGTCGTCTAAAGATACATTCTGTTTAATGAACCCCGTTAAATCCCCAATACTAAAATTCTTTGTTGCATTTTTAGGCTGGCCATTGACTATCTTTGTAGACGTGCCAATGAGCATATCTTCCGCTAGGAGTATCGAATTTAAAGGATAATTATATATTATAGCCATTGCCTATTATACTAGTCTTATTCTTACTATGCCATTATTATGATATAACCCCCCTACTGCAATACCTCCTGCTGCAGCCGCCGTGTCATTTGCAAAATTATTTTCTGTCTGCGGCAGATCCTCTATTAAAGCAACGGTTCCATTGGCATCCTGAAAAGTGACTGTTCTATTATCAGTAACAGTTGTTGGTTTCATAATATCAAGCTGATATTCATCTCCAGCATTTGCCAAACTCAAAGTATCTTGACTTAAATTACCATAATACTCTCCTACGTTATTATAGAAATTAAATCTATTTTTATTTCCTGTAATATATGGATATCCAAGGCCGGATGCCGCATGGTCATTGTATAAAAATATACCGCCTACCTTAGCATCAATCTGTGATACATTGTCGTTATCTAAAACGTCGTTAAGCGTTACAAATCCCTGTGTAAAAGAAGCAAGGTCACCCACACTATAGTTTTTAACTATTCGTGCCCCATTTTCCATTTCACTACCTAAAACCCAACTATCGTTTGTTACCACATCCGCTAACGGATAACTGTATATTAGTGCCATTATTTTCTACCTTTAGTTATTTTATATTTTTTACTACCTTCTTTTTTAGTACCCTCTCCTTCATTACCACGATTCTGTTTCACACTTTCAAATCTTCTATCCTCATGATCAAAGTCTTTACCTTTGCTACCAGGGTGTTTACGATGCATCCTCTGAGACTCCGCTTTCTTCATTCTCCGATCATCGGTTTTTGCATATCGTAAGTCTCTTTCTGCTTTTGCCTTAGCAGCTTTCGGAGATAATTTCTGTGCCATATTAAAAATTTATTTATAGTATATACTATTACGTATAAATACGAATTCTTAAAAATAAAAAACTGCGACATTAGCCTACTAGTATTATACTTAATAACCTAACGTCACACTATTAATTTTGGGTTGAAAAAAAATGTTGTCACAAATATATAAGTAAGGGGTTATAT